AATCTACCAATGTATTCAGCTACCTTTACAACTCTTCCGATGTTGTCTGGATTAACTGAATGAATAATACGAGCATAGTCGCCAAGTTTACATTTCATATGTTACCATTTTACTGCTAGGGTTTTGTCAAGCATTTGCTGACCTTTAATTGCTTCCATAAGTCTGCGCAAGCAATCTATCTTTAATTCTATATGTGTATTACCGTAGGAGTGAGCGCGTTGTTGTGTCGATTTGCCTACTGCTAACGAGAACTCTTTTTGTACAAGCTTTAGCATAAAGTCTAAATCTGTGTTACTTAATTTTTGTAGTTTATTGCCGACCATATTCTTTCTCCCAAGCTTTTGTGAAGTCATCAGCACAACTTGATCTTGATTCATTGTTACCCCAGAGACGTTTAAAGTAGCTATCGTACATACTTATAACTTCCTCGTTTGAGTATTCTCTAGGAATGAGATGTCCTTTAACTTGCCAGAACATAAAGTTTGCTTCTTTAAAATCACAAGGAACAAAATTACTGTACGAGTTTAGGTTTCTAGTATAGTTATCAGATTGGTGTGCGAAGTCTTTCATAATGTATTTACACCTTACTTACTGTTGGTGCGCTAACATTAGTCAGTTTTGGGTTCTTCTTGCTTTGGCTTCTTCTTGCGTCCGTAAAAGCCTCCAGTTGTTTCTAGATTTTCGCTACGCTTACCGTAGGGGATCTGTTCTATGACGCCGCCTTTGGCTAGGAACTCTTCCATAGCTTTTTTAGCTTCGTTATCTTCTTCACGTGGAGATGGATTCATTATCGTAAAACTCCTTTATATGTTTTGGTTTTAATTTTTTACTAGTTGGGTTGCGTATCTTGAAAGATTTCTCTCGTTCGATACGCGGTTGATATTGTTTAGGCTTTTGAGGAGCCCTGTAAGACTTATTTGACACTTTACCAAAATCCTAATAGTCTTCCGTTGCCAACGATTATCATCGAGCATGTTGTAACATGCAGTAACACCCAAGCTGTTCGTATGAGTGCTACTGCGTCTGCTCTGTCATCATCGTCATATGCTTTTTGTCCTATGGCTTTACACCAAAATTCCCACATATGACATAACCTCACATATTATTTTTGCGTTCTTGGATCTCTGCTCGGCGGCCTTTTGTCAGCTTGCCTAAGTCACCAAGTGCTCCACGGGCGCGGGTTGCTGCTGCTTTAACAGACTTTGATTCCCATGCTTCGTGCTCAACTAGATAGTTGTTAAACGCTTGTACAATTTGTTCGTGTTGTGTTAATTCGCTCATATATTTTCTCCTGTAATATGATTATATATTTCCTTCCAGTTAACTACCTTAGTCATACCTTTTGGAAGTGTGTAGTGCATGTTAAATCCATGCTCAATCAGTATTGCTGACAAACCTAAGTTATGTCCAACTACTGCGTTTTCTAGCTTGTCTTCGATCCAATACAATCCTGTATCTTTATACGGTGCCAAGGCTTCGTCCTTGTCTGCGCCTGTATCTAAACAAACTAGCTCTTCGAAAGCTGTTTTTCCAAACAGTTTTTCTAAGTTCATCAAACGAAGTTGCCCTGCGTTATCATCTAAAGATAAAGATGTAATGCAACGGAATACATATCCATGCTCTTCGTGTAACCTTTTAACATAATACATAGCGTCACGCAATGCTGGGAGGAATCCCATTGCTGCACTTTCGTTAAAAGTCTTAATTAATTTGTGTCCCTGATTGTTAGAAATGTTAAATCGCTCGCCAATGTTATACATCACATTGCCGCCTTCAACTTGTGTGTGCCCGTGCTGTTGCATCCAACATGTAAAAGCATACTCCCAGTTGAGCAAAACTCCGTCTGCATCTGTTAGTATTACCTTGTTTAAATCTGTTCTCATACTGCCTCATTCCTGCCTAAGTTTATATTATGTATATATAATAACATAGAAAGATAAGAATGTCAACCATTAATTAGGCGTTAGCAAAGCCGTTAGCTTTTAAAACAGGCTTATATTGTGCAAATTGCCCGGTATAGCTGCCGTTTGGCCCCCAATGACGCTTAGTCCCAATGTCAACATGCATAAAATTGTTATAGCATCCAATACCAGTAAATCCTGCATCGACTGCCTTTTGAATCATATCCATTCGTCCTTGAACACTAGTTGTCCCCCATTGTACATCCATAGCTTTGCGCTGTGTATGCATACTTTTCTTTGCGCCGCCAACCTTTCGATTGTATTCAGGTGAGCGGTATGCGCTGTTTAGTGTGACTGGACGACCTACGCTTTTTGCAAATGCAACGATCATATCCCAAGCTTCAGGACGTACTCTAGTATTAACGCCAGGTAAGGCTATAACCCATTCTGATGTAGGACTTTCAATCTCTTGATCTTCTAAGGCGTCTGCTCCTATTGCTGCGTCTGAGCCAGGTGCTGCCATAGCTCCAGTTTCTCCTGTTATCGGACTAGTTCCATCTTCTGTGCCACCGCCGAACTGTTCAAGTGCTTCGTATGTCTCTGGGTCTTCACCGATAGCTAATAAGTCTGCTTGGCCTGCAAGTATTGCATCTGCCTGTGCATCCGATATTCCAACTGTATCTTCTATACCTAAAGCAGATGCTATTGCTCCGCCTAGAGTTGGTCCTCCATTTACAAATACATTAGACGCAAATGGACTGTTACTATGTGTTACTGCTGGCATTATTGTGCTCCGTAGTCAGTAGCTGGTGCCGACGTTGCTGCTGCGGCATTTGCTGTTTTAATACTTGCTGCTGTTTGCGCAATTACTTTACCAGTAGCTGGATCAATTAAGTTTGCAGATGGGTTTGCATTTTGTGAAGCAGTTTGCCCTACTGGTCTTGCAAACGGCCAACGCTTTCTTGGTGATGATGCATTTGGAATACCATCTGGCGGTCCTGGAGGTGCACCTGCAACAATAAGTCCAGTTGATTCATTATCAAAGCCTAGTTGTTCGCCTAGTGCAAATGGTACTACTGTTTTTGCTGGTCCACGCAAGCCATCATCTGGACCAGGTGTTCCTGCTGCTTCCCAATAGTATTGTCCACTTACTCGTATTAATACTTTTAAGTCTGCTGGATCTTCTGTAGCGCCTAATGCAGCAAGTATTGTTGTTCTTTCTGCTGTTAGGTCTGCATTGCTCTCGCCGCTTGCTGCTGCTGTGCCACCGCCGTTAGTAGCATTACCACTTATGACTGTATTTGCAACTGCTGAAGCTGTGTTACCTACTGCCGAACTCATAGTTACTGCAAGTAATGCTCTTTGGAAGTCGTTTAGTACATGGTTAGTAGCTATGCCTGACTCAGGATCTGATTGTAATTTTTGCAGCAATCTAATATCGTCTCGTATACCTGTTAGTGCTGTAATAATCCGGTTGTATTCCGGAGTCATGTCTAAATGTAAATAATCTGTGTCGGTAGATTCTGGCATTATACGTTAGCCTCCGTTGTCATTAAATCTTTGATATATGTTGTAGCTGTGAAGCGACTTGCTTTTGTACCGCTCCAGTATCTCCACGGACTAATTCCACTAATAACACCTGCTTGTTGACCTTTCCAAGCAATGTCTATATGTATTCCTGTGTTTTTCATATAGCCGTTACCTATACCAATTGATGTTGCTCCTGCTGCTTCTGCTGCTTGACAAAATTTAAGCATGATAGGAAGGTCTGCTGTATTAGTAACCTTTAGTTGTTTCTTATCAAGACCTTGTCCAGTGAATACTTGTACATCTGCTGCGTAGCCTTTGTCGTGTCTATTAGAGCCTATCCTATTGACACCTTTAATGCCACCTTCGGATACAGGTACTTGTCCACCTGATGTGATTAACACATCAACTTTGGCTGTAGCTGCTGCTGACTCTAGTATATTGTATAGTTCAGATTGGAGTGTTAAGTTACGTTGCTTACCTGCTATTGCGTAAGATACAACTCCAGCAGCAGAACCTGCTGCTGTTACTATTTGTGATAATGGTAAGTTAAGTTCTTCGTAAGTATTACCATCCTCACCTACAAATGCGCCAGCATTACCACCGTAGCCTGCTGATTGTCTGTTAGCTGGACCGCCGCCACTAAAGCCACCTGGTAGTGTTGTATTATTTCGAATTGCGTTGTAGTTAGCCGGAGTAGTGTTACCTAAGTTAGTTGGATTGCCTACTTCTGCATTAACCATGCCAAGTATTGCAGACTGCTCTAAATCAACATATGCTTTGGCTGCGGCTGCTATGTTAGCTGGATTGTTTGCAACTGTGTCAGCTTCGCGTTGATACATGCCTTTAGCTCTGTCATCGCCTCTGTCTGTAATAATCCGCAAGTCTACTTGTATGTTTTCAAATAGTGTTGCAATCTCAGCAAGACATGCTTTGTGTGCAATATCAAAATCAACGTGTACATGGTCGGCAGGTGCTGGAACGGAACCCGGGTCAGTGTCAGTATCACTATCCGTATGGTTAACTGTGGTTTTACCTGCGCTGGCAGATTCTAGATATTTATTTGCGCCTGCTAATGACATTTACGTTCCTCGTATTATACTACTATATTTATCCTAGTATTAAGGCTGTAATTGGATACCACTAGTAGTCGCTGTGTATTGGTCTGCAATATCAGTTTCTGTTTTAGCAATACAGCTCACACTGTTCACTAGGATATTAAATTTTGAAGTAGGCTTAACACTATACATGTATGGTGCTAGACCTAAGCCTTCTTTTTGCATGATTAATACCATAGGCTTTTTTAGTGTGTACTCTTTTGGAGTTTCGCTATCTAGCCGGGCAACAATTTCTTCGCCTGAACTTAATTTTAGAGACACTACGTCTCCGTCTTTGTATGATGATTCAATCAACATTATAGTGAGTATCCTGTTCCGTTATAGTTAGTTTCTTCTAAGTATGTGCCTAGTTTATCGTAGCCACCAATCTTTGTTCCGTGTACTGTAATTTGTGGGAAGGTACGTGCTCCTGGAAACTTTTCAAGTACCTCGTCACGGGTAAAGTCTGTGCCAAGTTGAAAGTACTTGTATGGCAACTTCCTCGCTTCGCACAAAGCCTTTGCCCTATCGCAAAATGGACACTGAGGCTTGCCGTAGATTTCTATCATAAACTAAATCCTTTGATGGAGTCTGTAGTTACATCTTGTTTGATGCCGCCGACAATGTACGATTCGTTTTCTGTTTCCTGCGGTGCAACCTGCAAACCTGAACTTGACAACCAATGCTGTGTCCACGGTAGCGGATTTGTGTTAACTGGCTGGTCAAAGATTGCAGTGTAGTTTAATGCTTTTAGTCTGCGATTAGCAATGTACTCTACGTACTGATTCAACAACTGTGTATTCAAACCAATCATTGATCCATCTTTAAACAAGTACTCAGCCCAATCTTTTTCTTCTGCTACACACTCGCGCCATAGATCGTAAACTTCAGCTTCGCACTCTTTAGCAACTTCTGCCATCTCCGGATCGTCTTTACCTTGTGCCCACAACTTTAATACGTGTGTACTAAGTGCTAGATGCTGTGCTTCATCGCGAGCAATAAGACTGATAATCTTTGCTGAGCCTTCCATAAGCTTTAGTTCTCCAAAGCCAAACGTGCAAGCAAAACTTACATAAAAACGCAAGCCTTCAAGGATATTAACTGTCATCATTGCAAGGAATAGTTTCTTCTTAACATCATGTAAGCTACCTTCGCCTCTGTGATTGTAAGCGTCTGCGGCTGCTGTAAAGGCATCGTAGTGCTTAGTAACACTCTGTGCTCGTGCAATGATCTTCTCGTCATCTAAAATAGTATCAAACACTTCTGAAGGGTCAGCATACACGTTCTTCATAATATGCGTGTAGCTACGTGAGTGAATTGTTTCAAAGAAGTCCCAAGTGACAATACATCCTTCTAGTTCAGGCAATGATACATGCGGCAAAAATGCTAGGCATGGACCACGTCCTTGGACACTGTCAAGTAGTGTTTGGTATTTTAAATTACTTGTAAAGATGTGCTTCTGCTCTGGGCGGAAGTTAGCAAAGTCAGCGCGGTCCTTCTGCAGACTTACTTCTTCTGGACGCCAGAAGTAACCAAGCATAGTTTGGTTAAGCTTGTCAAACACAGGAAATTTAAATACGTCATATCGTTGTGTGTTCTGATCTTCTCCAAAAAACATATCCTGTTTTGTGAAGTCTACTTTTTCTTTATTGAATACTGATTTGGCCATTATAGGTCTTTCCCTGTGTGTCTGTTACTTGTTTAGTATAGCGCAGTTGACTCTAAAAGTCAACCACTTATTTTTATATTTTCTTCCTTAAATGTTACAAGCTTCGCAATCTTCTTCGTCCAACATATCCATTGCGCTTGGTGCAAGTGCTGCTAATGGTAAGTCGTCCGGTAGTTCGTTAGGATCTACTTTGTAATCATATGTGTTCTGATAGTAACTTGTCTTCCAACCCATCTTATATGTTGTTAATAAGTCCTGCATCATTACACTCATTGGTACTTCATTGTCTGGAAACTGTGTAGGATTGTAACTCCAGTTGCCACTGATACCTTGATCAAAGAACTTTTGCATTACTGCAACTACATTAATGTATCCAGTGTTGTTAGGCATGTCCCATAACAATGTGTAATGGTTCTTTAGCGTTTGATACTGCGGAACAATCTGTTTAAGAGGCCCTTTCTTTGACTTTTTAACGGACAAGTATCCTCTAGGTGGCTCGATTCCATTTGTTGCGTTCGACACAACGGAACTGCTTTCTGAAGGCATCTGTGCGGACAATGTGCTGTGCCGTAATCCGTGCTCGAGTATGTCTGCGCGAAGAGTATCCCAATCATAATTTAACTTGTGCTCCACAATAGTATCAACATCTTTCTTATAAGTGTCTATAGGAAGTATGCCATCACTGTATTTAGTGCGGTTAAAGTAATCACAAGCACCACGCTCTTTTGCAAGTTTGTTACTTGCTTTAAGTAAGAAGAACTGGAATGCTTCTGATAAGTCATGTACTAACTGCCATGCTGCTTGATCTTCAAACTTAACATGATTTCTAGCTAGATAATGTGCTAACCCAATATATCCTACACCCAAGCTGCGCCTAGCTTTAGTTGACTTCTCTGCTGCTGCTATTGGATAGTTTTGGTAATCAATAATCTCTTCTAATGCCCTTACTGCTAATTCACATAAGTCTTCTAAGTCGTCTAGCGAACGTAATGTGCCTACATTGATAGCAGACAAAATACATAGTGCAATCTCACCTTCTTCGTCATCAATATGATTAAGTGGCTTAGTTGGTAATGTAATCTCTTGGCATAAGTTACTCATGTACACTTTGTCTTTAAACGAGCTATGAGTGTTTGCGTGATCAACATTCATAATATAAATGCGTCCTGTCTCTGCTCGTTCTTTAATCAACGCAGAAAACAACTCCATTGCTGGTACAGTACTTTTCTTTATGCTTGTAGCACGTTCGTACTTTTCGTATAATAGTCGAAACTCATCTGAATCGCCAAAGTATGCTTCGTATAATCCTGGCACATCATGTGGCGAGAACAAAGTTATATCGCCGCCAGATAACAATCGTTCATACATAGTTTTGTTTAACTGTATGCTGTAGTCTAGCTTACGTACACGATTGTCTTCAGTACCTTTGTTATTCTTTAGTACTAAAATGTCTTGTATTTCTTGATGCCAAAAAGGAAAATGTGTAGTTGCACTTCCGCCGCGCACACCATTTTGTGTACAACAACGTACTGTTGCTTCGAACTTCTTCATAAACGGAACAATGCCTGTGTGTGCTACTTCACCGCCCCTAATTTTTGAATTAACTCCTCTGATTCTTCCCGCATTGATACCAATTCCTGCTCGCTGGGCCGTATAGCGACCAATAGCCATATCACTGGCAAAGATACTATCAAGAGTATCAGCAGCATCAACAAGAACACAACTCGCAAACTGCCTAACAGGAGTTCGGACCCCTGCCATAACTGGTGTTGGGATATTGACTTTAAAAAGTGAGGTCGCATCATAATATCTCCTTACGTAATACATACGTGTTTCTGCGGGGTAACTATTGAATAGCGTTGCTGCTATCATCATGTACATGAACTGAGGACTCTCAAATATCTGTCCTGTTGAACGATCCTGACACAAGTATTTGTCAACTACTTGACGCAACCCTGCATAGGTAAAGTTCTCATCTCGCTTATGTTTAATGTAACTATCAAGCGTAGTAAGTTCTTCTTCTGTATAATACTCTAAGATAGCAGCATCGTATACATTGCGGTCAATGTTACGTTTAATATTCTCTTGGAAAGTAATTGCATTATACTCTCCAAATACTTGTTTGTTTACACTATAACTTAACAATCTAGCTGCTGCATACTGATAATTTGGGGATTCTAACGAGATTAGATCGTTAGCACTACGTACTAGAACTTCTTGTATTTCGCCTGTACTCATTCCGTCATAAAACTGGATATTAGCATTCATTTCAATTTGACTACTACTAACCCCTGCAAGATCTAAACAAGCGTGTTCAACTACTTTATGTATTTTATCAATATTAAGATGTTCTTTTGTACCGTCACGCTTGACGATCATTGTTCCATTTGACATTCGTTTTCCTCTTTATTATGTAAGGTATTTATTATTACTAAGATAGAGCATAGACACATTCAGAGCGTAAAGTAGTAGGTAATTCATCTCTTTGAACATATGTATCTCCAGTGAATCCAACTACAATATTGCCAACATAAAGTAAGTAATATGTTTCACAGTTTTTGTAGTCTCGTGTTATATGTATCTCATATTTTTCATGTTTTAAAACTTCTGTTAACTGCAAGGTGTAACAAATTGCAAGAATCTTAACAAAGGCACAATAATTATTTTCCTCTAAAAGTTCCCACGGGTTTGGCCACGTTTGACGATCAAACGGGTCAGTTGCTAATCTACAAGGGGGCGCGTGACTATAGAAATCAATTGCTTCTTGAATTGGATCTGGAGAACCTTCTAAACTAGAACGAAACTCTCTCCAAAGAGTCATACGTTCTTCATATTGTTTTTCAAACATCAGTTTATCATTTTGTTTATGATTTCGTTTTTACTTTATAATATAAGGTAGCAGCATCGCTACTAGTTGAGTTTAACATCATAATGGCTATTGTGTCAACCACTGTATCGCCATTTTCATCATAATTTTGTGCTTTGAATTTTAAGTTCTCTGCATACACTGCTTCATTACCTGTGTACTCGTAATCATCAGCAAAGTTAAATGTATTGCCTGCTGGATCAACTACTAGTTTCATTGTTCCTGATCTAGTTCCAGCTAGTGAGCTTTTATAGATATAATCTATTTCGTAACCCTTAGTAGTTTCTGCTGGTAGTCTAAATAGTTTAGTATATTCACCTGACTGTGTAATAGCAATCTTGTGAGTAATATCAAACTCTGTAATTGTAGGACTCATTACTTCGGGAAGATAAGCAACACCGTTCTTGTATGTTTCATCATATCCTAGTTCTGTGCTTCGTTCGAACCAATCACCTCTACTTAAATTCTTTAAGCCATCAAATTTGATAACAGGATGCGATACTAATAATGAGCTGCCTCCGTTATTACCTACTCGGTAAAATTTATTATTACTGCTAATATTCTGAATTCCAGTAACAATCTGAATAGCCATAGTGTAGACATCATTAAACTTTGAATTATCTATTTTATTAAGAACTGGGCCTGTAAGCATTCCGCTAGTACCTAGTACTGTATTCGCTCCGAATGCAAAACCTTGCCATACATAATCAATTATACAGTTACTCCATAAATTATCTTTTATATCATGGTCTGACTTAACTGCTGTAACAAAATTCTTAATAGTAACATTGTTAAAGGTATTATTGTTTGAACTAACTGCTGTACTTAAACTAGACATATGAATGCCGTCACTTGTGCCGGAGATTGAGTCGCCGAAGGTATAGCCTCCTTGAATTATTAAGTTTTCAAACCTACTATCTTTACAACTAACTAATTGTATTCCTGCACCAGTGGTAGTGTTTCTAATAGTTAATCCAGATATGCTAATATTTCTTGCTTGGTTTAATGTTGTGCTTGTTGCATCACTAGAGTATGTACCAGGAGTGCTTGTATCATTTACTGTTGTAAATGATGCAAAGGTGCCAGCTGATATAATAATAGTTTTATCTGGTCCTGCGCCGCGTATTGTTGCAAATGGTGGCAGATTAATAGGAGCAGTAATGGTATATTCGCCAGCTTCTAAAATAAGTTCAACTCTTGCTTGAGTTGTTCCTTTATTACTAGCATTTAAATATAGCTGATCGACTGCACGTTGTAGTGCTACTGTTTGATCAGTGCCGTCTCCGTTTGCTCCAAAAGAACGTATGCTTACTCTATCATCTAGTCTAGCTTGTAACGTGCGTAGTATAGGAGAGTTTGCTGAAGCTCCTGTTTGTATGTTTAAGCTCTTCTTATAAGAATAAGTGTTAGCAAACTCAAATAGGTTATCATGTTGGCTTAACATTTTAGTGTTGCCTACAAATGGCGAGCCTTCACTAACTGCTCCGTTACCTATGTAAAGTTCTTGCGAATCAACTGCCCAACCAAACTCTCCGCTGGCTAGCTGTGGTAATCCGCTACCTGCGTTTTTTTGTCCTCTGCGAACTTGTATTCGACTAATGGAAACTACGGCCATATTTAACTCCTGATATACTGTTAGTAATATTTAGCCGTTCTTCTCATAGTATTGCTCACAGCGTTTCCACCATTCTTGTGCCCAATCATCAAACTCATCTGGCCATAGGTCAAACTGCTGATATGTCTCACCACCTAGTATCACACCATCGTCACCGCGGCTGCACATAAAGATGTGTCCTTCACGTATATCAGTGCCGTGTACTTCGTTGTGTCCTAATGCGTAGGCAGTCATTTGCAGATAGTAATCTTCTACCCACTCAGGCTTCTTAGGCTTGTTAGTTTGCTTAAAATCCATAATACAGGGCTGGCCTTTGTACTGTCCTACTAGGTCAGTTGTACCTGCAAAAATGCCAGGAACATAAAGCGGTACTTCGCTCCCCCATATCTCATCTACGTGACACATTGCTTCGTCACGGATAACTTCTGCCATGCGATATGCTTTTTTAGAATAAGGATTGCTGCCTGGACTCTCTGTCCACACACCATTGTCAACATAGTCTTCAAGATACTTGTGCATACGTGTACCTACGCCAGCAGCTTCAGTTACAATCTCTTGTGCTTTCTTTTCTCCTACGCGCCTGCGCCATTCATGTAAGTGTGTCATATCCTTAGTACCGCTAAGAATAGTTGTTACACTAGCTACAGGTGGTCCACCAGGGGCTGCATATCGACGCTTGCCGTCTACTTCAACACGCTGTAACCGTTCGTACTTGTACTTTTCAATTATTAGACTCAACTTAAAACTCTCCTTCGGGTGGTTTGATATCTCCTAAGTCCCAGTCATGTTGACCGAATGGATCCATAAACGGATCAGACATAAACGGATCAACATCCGAAGCTGGATCATCTATGCCTTCAACTGAAGTTACTTCTGGGATTAGGTGCTTGAGCATTTGTTCTATGCCGTGCTTTAATGTTATTGTACTGCCAGAGCATCCAGAACATGCACCACTCATTTGTAGTAACACATTACCGTTATCAAAGCTAACAAAGTTGACTTCGCCACCATGTTGTGCTACAGATGGTGCTACATATATCTCCATTGTTTCAACAATATTCTTGACTATGTCTTCATGTGTACGCTGTTCTGCCATAAAAAAACTCCTATTAATGTATATTGTAACATCAAATAGGAGTTTTGTCAAGCTTTATTTTGGTATATTATAGTTGGGCACCTACGTCTGTAGCGTTCTTAGCCATATTTCCTACTGTGTCACCCGGTGCGCCTGGATTGCCCGGTACTGCACCTGCAACGTCATCTACTTCACTACTTTTAAACTCAATCTTCTCTTGATCAAAGTTAGTTACTAGTGCTTGTATTCTAGGATCTGCATCGTACATTGCTTTAAAGCTATCATAGTCAAAGTTTCCTTTGCCTTGGTTCTGCATGTATTTGTCTAGCTTTGCAATAGATAAAGCGGCAATACCTGCCGCTTCTTGTTGTCTTAGTAAAGCGTAGATAACTGTACTATCTACTGCACCTTCGGTTACTTTAGCTTTTTTTTTGAATGCTGCTTTGACTCACGCTTTTCACGTCCGCCTAGCTCTTCTCCGCCTGCTGCTGCGTCTGCTGCACCAAACTCGTCTTCAGCTGGAACTTCCATATCCATTTCGCCATCAACGGTAGGCTCCATAGCTGGATCTGCTTCTGGATCCATAGCAGGATCTTCAGCACCCATATCATCAACTGCTCCGCCTTCACCAGTTAGCATGCCTACGCCGCCTGTTAATGCAATACGTGTTGTTTCCATTACGCCATACATTGCTTCTAGTGCTGGTTTAACTGTAGCAGTAAATGCTTCACTTGCTTCGCTGCCCATTTCGTCACGGATAGCATCAGCTAGTTCTAGCATGGATTCAGTTTGCATTTCTGCTGTGTCTTCCATCCAACCAGTAACACGATCAACCATGTCCTTAGCTGCCATTACTAGTTCTGCTTTGTCTTCTTCACCTTCGTTTAGGCCTTCAATTGCTTCATCAATTGCAATGCTTACATCGTCTCGTTCGTGGAGTGCAGCATTAAGTACGTCTAAGAACATCTTGTTCTTACTGTAGTCAGTTTTCTGTACTTGATCAAAGCTTTCTGTTGTTTCAACATTAAACACTTTGGTACGTACTTTGTTTCGAGCATCTTGTAGTTGCTCAGTTGTAAACTCATCAATGTTTATTGACGCGCCAAATCGTTTAGCTAGGCTTTCGTTTAACTTAGTAGCCGTTACTGGCTTTGAAAATTCTCTAATTTGCATTTTAATCTCTTCCCGTTGATAGGTGTTCTAATTCTATAATTATATTTATCACTAACAAAAAATAAACCTGTCTAAAAGGCTGCGTACTCGCTGTGATTCCCTTATAGACACATCTAACCGTGTTTCCCGTATCTCAATCTTAAACGGGTCATCAGACATTTTAATAGCGTTCTTGTAAAATACTGCATCATTATAATGTTTTAACATCATTTGATCAAATACTACAACTTCGTCAGTAATATCATTATCTTGTGCAAGGTTCTTAGCAATTGCAACTGCTGAAGATTTAAAATAAACCCGAACTACTTGCTTATTCTCTTTGGCATCGTATATTAAATAGCCCTTAGGACTCTTACGAATAATAACATGCTTGATTCTAATACTATTTCCTCTTTGATGAGGCATAGCACTGTCTTCAAGTCCTCTATTAACAATTTCTTCCAGGTCATTTAAAAGCTTTTCAGATGTCATATCTCATCACCATAACTGTTCCGTTTTGTTGTGTTGTACTTATAATACTCTTACGAATTAGGTTGTTGATAATGACTTGATCTCGCTCTACAAATGTTGATAGAGGGGTTGGCTTATCAAGAGTTTCCAAGAGGGCATCTTCTTCATTAGTTGTGTATATACTTTTGATAAGTTCGTTTATTTTCATCTTACTGTTGCTAGTTGTTTTTGCAAATCTGCCAATTGTTGGCGGGTTGTTTTAATTTGTAGCTGTATTTGTTTCTTTTGTTCTTGTTTTTGCTTGTTGGCTTCTACTGGATCTAAGCTTTCTGCTCCAGGATCAGCAGGCGCACCTGCTGTGCTGGCATTCTTTGCTAGTTTATTTGTAGCAGCTCTTGCTGCACCTTTATTAATTGCACCACCTACTGCTTTAGCTCCGCGTACTGCTGCACCACCTACTGCTGCTGCGCCACGTACTGCTGCTCCGCCAACTGCTGCTGCGCCTCTTGCTAGTCCGCCGGCAATTGCAGGCACAAATTCATCTGTACGTTCTTCAGTGATTTCAGTTATTTTCATATTCTACTACCTCTACGCTTACTCTTGCTTATTGTTCTTCGTCCAGTATTCATTCTTTTTAATCTTTGACTTGCTGGATTAGTACGCTTAGTACGTGATGACTTAGTACTTATCACTGAGCCTTTACTACGTCTAGTTTTCTTTAGTGTGTTACTAGCTTTCATATTCTTAGGAGCATTACATGTTGCTGCTTTAGCAACAATACGCCCTTTACGTGTGCCACTAGTGCAACGATACTTGCGAACAGTACTGTTACCTTTCTTGCCAAAGATAGTAGTAACACCTTCTTCAATGGCGTCGGTATATAAATCACGTAATAACATTATCTTCTTCTCGTATTTCTATTAAGTGACTGCACTCTTTTGCTTGCTGGATTAGTACGCTTAGTCTTCCTTGCTTTACGTGCCATCTTGCCGCCGAGTCGCGCCTTTGTCTTTTTCATGTTCATACGTTTTTTGATGTCAGGTGCTGCAAAGCACTGTGCCATCTTGGATACGATTCTATTTTTACGGGGACCACTTGAACAACGATATTTACGGACGACTTTCTTTCCAGAACGTGCCCAAGTTTGACCTTCTTCTAGGTCTTCTGTTGTTGTGTGATTTAAAAGCTCTCTAAGTAACATATAGTTATTTATCGAGAGCGGAGGGTTAGTTCATTAATAAAACGACTACTGTGGATAATAGCCCTGCAACTATGGTTCCTGCAGATCCTACAATAACTTTTGTCATTGACTGTTGGCCTATTTGTATTGCATCAAATACTGCATCTACTTTAATCTCTACTTTGCCTAGTCTTGTTTCTAGTACATCGTAACGCTGGGCGCATAAGTCAACGTGTGCTTCTAAATTTGTTCGTTCTAAGTCTGTAGCTGGCATAATAATCCTCTTTCACCCGTACTAATCGTGGGTGGTAAATTCTGTAAGTAAACTCTAAGTTAGCCTTTTAGTATGTGATTTTATGCCTGGTAGTTTTTAAGCTACAAAGTTATTTATCATCGATACTGAAAAATATGTTGCATTTAGCTATATCTTTGGTAAGAAAATGAGCATTATCAAACTGTGCTGTTTCCTCTAACTCTGTTATAATCGGTATTAGATTAAAGTCATTTACTAGTGTTTCAATGTCTAATGCACCTTCGTAGTCTATATCAAATATGTATTTCCATACACTTTGCTTAGTCTTAAATGCTGAGCCTAGTCTTAATTTGCTAGGCACTTCGTTAATAATCTTAGGTGTATCAATGTAAGTTGGATTAACTCTCATTCCAATAGTTTGCATTACTGTAAGGAAGTTTTGTTGTTGCTTATACTGCTGTGGGTCGTCGCCTCGTCGTGCTCCGGTTTCGGTAATGTCTACTAATGTATGTAAGGTAAATCTCATACAAGTATTTAAGTCATAAAAAAACAGTCACTCGTTAAAGTGACTGTTTAGTGTGACGCCTGCCTTGCGGCCGTATATCACGATTCTAAGGTAGTTAGAATTTAGTCAATAAACTCAGCAATTAGCGTTGTTGTAATGCCAGTACTGCCTGTACCAAAGTTAGACGCCATTGTTGCTACGCCTGTTCCTTGAATTGCAATTTGTACTGCATCAGTTGTTCCGCCTGTAAACACGCCTGATTCTGTTAATACACTAATACCTGTGATAGTATGTGCATCGTTAGTTCCTGCTACGTCACCTGCTGTGATGTAGAGTACCAATGCGTCAAGTTCTGCTTGAGTCATGTTAGATTTTGCTGCGTTAATGATTCTGGTACGTGGACCTAAACCGTTTCCTGCTAGTGCTTTTGCGTTTGATGCTACTGTAGCCATTTTATATTCTCCTATGATCTAATGGCAAGTAAGATTCTCTTCTTACTTGTATAATATTATTTATCATCTTACTAAAAAAACCAGGATTAGTTAGGACTTTTTAGCTCTCTTATGTACTGCTCTTAGCTGTTGTACCATAGCAGGACCGCCTTTTACAATATCATCTATCATTTTAATAGCTGGTAAGTAAGCTGCAACCATATTTGAACTAGCTGCTTTGCCGTCTTTAGCTTGCTCTAAGAACTTCTTAGTAAGTGCTAGGTTCTTGTCCCCAACTAGATATCTGTATAGTGCTAGTTCAGCGCCAGTTGTACTTAAATCAGGAGTTGATACAGTTGGTTCTGGATCTGTTACACTTGCTGTTTCTAAGTTTTTAATCGCTGCAAACTTTTCAAAGTCTTCAATGATGTCTGAGCTGCGTAGTTTAGCACGAACAGCAAATATTAGGCGCGTTGATATCAAACGCTTCTCAGCTTTAGTAAGTCTTGCAAAGTTAACTAAGTTTCTACGTATTGATTTGTAGTCACTATTTGTAATCTTAACAGCAGTTTCAATTGCCATAAACATACTGTTTGCTTGTGTCGGCTCTTTGCCTTGTGCAAGTGCTTGAATGTATCTATTAATTGCTGGCAACGGTAGCTTTGTTGTTGCTCGCATACGCTTTGCTGCTTCTGGGTCTTTAAGCTTGTCCTGTGCTGGACCGCCGCCTACTAAGAAGTATGTAAAGTTATACAAGTCAGTTCCCATTACACGATAATATTTGTATAATTCAAAGCCAGCAGTCTTTTTACAATAGCGTTGCACATAAGCTTTAAAGTCCGGATACTTTCGCATGGTCTCTAACGCGAGAAGTGTCAAGTACATACGTTCGCCGCAGTCAGTATACGTTAGCTTCTGTGAGCTACCATTGTCTTTAGTCATACGTGATTCGTGTATGTCTTTAATAAAAGAAAATGGTTCTTCCTTAGTAGTAGTCATTTCGTGACCGCCATCTATTACTGCCCATTGCGCTGCTGTAAACTTTTCAGTCATTACTGTGTCGCTAATCTTGCTGCTTTATCTGCTGCGCTATCATCATCAGTAGGTGGTGCAAACTCGTCATCTTCTGGCTCATCAGCTTTAGTTGGCTCTGACATTTTAGGTTTAACGTCTTCTGCATCTTGTGTGAATTTAATAAGCTCTTTAACTTTAGAAACTTCAACTCCAGCCTTCTTAGCAACGTCTGCAAACATTTTTGCAAGAGAGTCTTTAGGCTGCATACCCGGTAGCGGTTTGCCTGGATCGTGTGGACCAAATGATGTTCCAACAGCAGCTAATACATCGCCAACTTTTAAAAGGTCATCTAAACGTCTTAGTTCGTCGTCAGTCATACCTTTAAGACTACCGTGTTCGCCAGTGCCGTGACCTAGTCGATTCATCTTTTGTCCTAAAGGAGTAATAACTTTCCTTGCATAATCCGAACCATCATACTGGACTTCTGTTATTTCATTAATTTTCATTGTCTATTCCTTAATTTGGTTGCCAGCGTGTACGCGGCACTAGTTTAGTCTTTGATCCTAGCGCAACATATCCTTCGCCGCCCTTTTCACCTTTTGTTGTTGCTTTTACATCTGCATCAGCATCATCTAGTTGATCAATTAAATGATCTTTCACTGTCATAATTTGTTTAATAAGTCCAAACAGCGCAGGCAATGCTTTGGGATTACTTTCATTCATTGCTGCTAGTTTCGCTTGCTGTCCTTGACTTACCTTTGAAGTACTTAGCCAGTCAAAGAACCCTAACTCAAGATTCGTTAGCTGCTGTGTACGAGTCATGTGATTCATGTAAGTGTATATAATCCCAGCAGGGTTAGTTAAGCCTTGTGTTCCTTGTAGGAATTTATCAATTACCTGCGAAGTCTTTGCTGCTGTAGCTCTAATACTTTTAACTTCTGATGTGTCAACTGTAGGCTGATGTGTTACATATGTCTGCCCTAGTACTACTACATCTCTGCTGTTAAGTTCTTGTACATCTTTAAAAGGAGTTGCAGACTTTGAACCAAACTCTTCAAGTTTTGTGTGAACTACTACACCAACTTTTGAGTTCGCTATGCGCCCACCGAGTTGGCCATTTGTATCAACTGTGTACTTAACCAAGTTTGGTTCAAATTCTACTGCGCCGTCTGCTACTGCAAATGGCTTACGTGGACTGTAAAGTAAATCTCCATAAACATAACCACGGAAGCTTGAAGGGGTTGCTGCTTTCATTAGTTCAAACACTTCTGCCATTTCTTCGCCAAAGTCTTTGCGCCAAGGTTGTTCTTCTACACCCTTACCTGAATTTTGTATAAAGCGTGATAGATCATCTGCGCTTGTTGACTTGTTGCGTCCCCAACCATTCTTACCTACTAGAACAAACTCGCCGTTAGGCTCACGTCCCCAATAGATAGTTGGATTGCCGTCCCACTTGATTGCAACATCACTGCTGTCAGTGCCTAGCTTGTCTAGGATGTCTGCTGCTTCTACAGCACCCTTGCTACCTTTAACAAACACAAGGTCTTCCAAGTGTTGATACTCGCGACCTACTTTAGCTGCTTCAGTTAATGTTGTGCGGAACTGTTGGAATCTCATCTTATAAAGCTTCCTGATACCATTACTGAACTGTTTAGCATGTTGCCGCTTAATTCTTTAATACGATTAAGTTGCTTATCTTCTAATGTAGCATAACCAGTTGGTGTGTTAGACTCAGGTACTTCTTTGCCAGCCTTGGCCATTGTTTCTTTCCACGGAGCAATTAGCTGTTCGTAGTTTGGATCTTTCTTTAAGAACGCAAGCATAGTTTCAACAGTATGCGTGTCAGCATTTTTAGCGCCTTTGCCTAGCAATATTTCTGGGATACCTTTATTCCAATCGTTGCTAATAACCTTGTCGCCATCATTAGGATCAACTACGCCAAACTTAGGACTAAACTTTACTCCACGTCCTCTTGCAATAGCTGATAATAGGATAGCTCTGTCTGTTCCGCCGAACTGTGCTGTGCCTCCACGTTTTGCATTGCGCTGATGTACTGGATCGTCTGTAAACATAAAGTCTGTTTGAACATAACCGTTTCTAGCATTGCCAGCAATAGGTGTGCGGAAGTGTACTTGATCGCCTGCGTCTTTGATCCAGCCGTCATTTTTAGCAACAGCAACACCGTTTATTCTTTTGTTATCTACTTTACCTAGATTCATCATTTCGGCGTCATCAACGCCTTGACTCTTTAACCATACACTAAGTTTTTTAATTAGCTGCGCTTTGCTAATTTTGCTTGAGTCTGTGTTTAGGTCTAAGTCACCTGATGAGTTATTTTCAAACTTGCCGTCAGCGTTCTCTTTCTTACCAGTTGTGCCTAACCAATCTTCTTCATCGTATGTTAAGCCTGTGATCTTTTCAATAAAGTCAATAGAAGATTGTACATCTTTTGTTGCAATACGCTGAGTAATGGCACCTTGCTCAGTCTTAAATATGTTGCCGCCTTCTTTAAGAATCATTTTTCTTACTCTCTATTATTCTATTCATGCTACGCTTAAATTTACGAGGATCGTTTGATTTAATACTGTTAATAAGTCTGCGTTCTAGTTCGCCAGCAGTATCTACATCATATGTAGAATGTATCCTACTTAATAAGTTAATGGCACTTTCAATGATGTTGTTAGCTGTCGCGTCGATAAGATGGTCGTTATCTCTACGTCCGTGGACATTATTAAGTTCATCAAGTATACTTCTGGTACGTTTTTTCATGATTTAAAATTCCTATACAGTATTTAGTACTCTGCGGATATAAATATTAATATAAATGGAGAACCGATTAAAATGTCAATTAAAGATTTGAGTTTCAATGAACGATCCTTACTGTTTGCTAAATTATCAAGTATAGCATATAGTAACATAAAAGAAGTAAAACGTCAAGCAAAACAACTTGGCTTTACAACTGTGGAATATTATGACAAGGAAGGAGCTCAGGCATATCGCTTGATGAACAAGATAGACTTGGTAATTGCATGTCGAGGTACGCAACCTAGTGAATTTGCTGATATAGCAGCAGATCTAAAAGCAACTCCAGTTAAAGCAGAAACAATTAGCAGAGTACACAGAGGCTTCAAACAACAAGTAGATGACTTATGGCCTATGATAGAAGAAGATATTGCTCGTCCGGTTAATGCAAAGAAAACACTTTGGTTT